GTTCTTTTTCAAAGTGTGGAAGATCAAAACAAAAGAAAGATGCAAAACGTAAATATCCAAAATGTGTCCCACTTGCAAAAGCAAGATCTATGACAGAAGGTCAAAGACGTTCAGCTGTTAAAAGAAAAAGAGCTGTAGCACAAGGTGTTGGTGGTAAGCCAACTAATGTGAAAACTTTTGCAAAAAGAAAACAAGCCATGATGGGTGGATTCATGGGCAAAAGAATGGGCATGAGATAATGAGCAGATTTTTTAATGAAGAAATTAAAATAGAAAAACCTAAAAAGTTTATGATTGTGGACGAAGAAGGTAAACCTAAACCAAAATTAAAAATTAAACCAAAACCTTTTTATTTACACGAAAGCACAGGTAAACTTAAAAAAATGGCTAAAGGTGGCAGAGCAGATGTAATGCCAAAAAGAAACAAAAAAAATTTTAGACCCACCGAAAAAGGTGCAGGCATGACTAAAGCAGGTGTCGCTGCCTATAGAAGAGCAAATCCTGGAAGTAAATTAAAAACAGCCGTGACTGGTAAAGTGAAGCCAGGATCAAAAGCTGCCAAACGTAGAAAATCATTCTGCGCAAGATCACTAGGACAGATGAAAAAATTTCCTAAAGCAGCAAAAGATCCTAATTCTAGACTACGTCAGGCTAGAAGAAGATGGAAATGTTAAAAGCAAAAACAAAAAAATTTAAAGGCAGATCATATAAAATTTCCCCACTAAAGGAAGGACCTTACAAAAAAGGTTTGGTAAAGAATTTAATGAAAGCTAGACGTGAAGTCAAAGTTGCATTAGATAAGAAAGATAAAGCACTTGAACGAAAAGCTCGTAACAAAGTGCATAAATTTAAAGTTAAGTTAGGAGAACGATCATGAGAAAAGCGAAGATGGGAGGCGGCATGATGAAAAGAGATGTCGCTATGAAAAAAGGTGGAAAGATCCCTCCACAATTAAAAAAATTCGTCATGGCTAAAAAGAAAAAAGCTAAGATGAAAAAGAAGAAGGCGTAATGGCAGACCCTAAAGTAGGCACAGGTAAAAAGCCAAAGGGGTCTGGACGTAGACTTTATACGGACGAAAATCCTAGAGATACCGTCCGTATAAAATTTGCTACACCAGCGGATGCAAGAGCAACCGTGGCTAAAGTAAAACGTGTAAACAAACCCTTTGCACGCAAAATACAAATATTAACGGTGATGGAACAGAGGGCTAAAGTAATGGGTAAAAGCCAGGTTGCATCGATCGCTAAGAAAGGAAAAGATGCAATTAGAAAACGTAATAAAAAGACTAATTAAATTTCTTAATACAAGAACAGAGGCTTTATCTATAACGGTCACATCTGGAGGTGTTGACAATATGGAAAAGTATCAGTATATAATAGGACAGATAACAGCCCTAGAGGCAACAAGACAGGAACTCTCTAACCTGCTAGAAGATAAGGAGCAAAATGAAGGAACGGTCATCGATATTAAAACCAAACAATGAGTTAGTTGGTGTAAATCCATCTAAAAAAGAAGAACCAAAATTACCAAAACCTACTGGCTGGAGACTTTTAGTTTTACCTTTCAAAATGAAAGAAACAACTAAAGGTGGATTAGTATTAGCTGAAACTACTTTAGAAAGACAGCAAGTTGCTTCACAAGTAGGATTGGTTATGGCTATGGGTCCACAATGTTATAAGGATAAAGAGAGATATCCTGAAGGTCCATGGTGTAAAGAAAAAGATTGGGTTATGTTTGCACGTTATGCAGGCAGCCGAATCAAAATAGATGGCGGGGAGATGCGTCTGCTAAACGACGATGAAGTGTTAGCAACAATTGATAGTCCAGAGGACATCTTGCATGAGTTTTAACATAGGAAGGAGTAACTATGCCAGACGAAGATAAAAAAATGGTTGATATAGACACATCGGGACCCGGTGCGGATATTGATATCGAAGAAACAAAAGACGAGTCGGTTGTAGAAACCGAAGCGCCGGAACAAGAAAAAGGAACAGATAAAACATTTGAAAATGAACGAGAAACAAAGTTAGAAGAAAAAGATGATAATAAACTAGAAGAATACAGCAAAGGTGTACAAGCTCGTATTGCGAAATTAACTCGTAAGATGAGAGAGGCTGAAAGAAGAGAACAAGCCGCTGTTGAGTATGCACGAGCTGTAGAGGATAAAAGATTAGCATTAGAAAAAAAGTTTGATAAAACTGATGCTGAATACATTAAAAAATTTGAGTCTACAATTTCATCAGGATTAGAAGCTGCACAAAAAGAATTAGCTGCAGCAATTGAATCTGGTGATGCACAGGCACAAGTTGAAGCCAATAAAAGAATTGCAACTCTTGCTTTTGAGAATGCAAAACTAGATGCGGCTAAAGAAGGTAGAGAAGCACCAACACAGGCAGAGAAACCTGTAAATTCCTCTCAAAGTAATGATGTAAGACAACCTAAAATAGATGATCCAATAAATCCAGATCCTAAAGCTGAAGCATGGGCTGCAAGGAATTCTTGGTTTGGATCAGATAGAGCAATGACTTACACTGCTTTTGAGATACACAAGGATCTAACTGAAAAAGAAGGGTTTGATCCTAACTCTGATGAGTATTATGCAGAAGTTGATAAACGAATACGAGTTGACTTTCCGCATAAATTTGGTAAAACTGATGAAAAGCAATCGACCAAGCCCGTTCAGACGGTCGCTTCAGCTCAAAGAAGCGTAAAACCAGGTCGCAAACAAGTGAGACTCACTTCCTCACAAGTAGCAATAGCTAAAAAATTAGGAGTGCCACTCGAAGAGTACGCAAAACAATTAAAAAACACGGAAGGAGCGTAACATGGAAAAAGATAAAAACACTTCTCGTGCGAACCAGACACGGTCAAAATCTGAAAGACCTAAAGTGTGGGTTCCACCATCTTCTCTAGATGCACCCCCTGCACCTAATGGATTTAGGTATAGATGGATTAGAGCAGAGAGCGTTGGCTTTCAAGATACGAAAAATGTAACTGGACGATTAAGAGAAGGTTATGAATTAGTTCGTGCTGAAGAAGTCGAAAATGCATCTGACTATCCAGTTCTCGAAGACGGGAAATACAAGGGAGTGATTGGGGTCGGTGGCCTTCTTCTTGCGAAGGTACCTGAAGAGATCGCGAAGCAAAGACAAGATTACATGACTAGACGTCATGAAGATCGAAGCGATGCAGTTGAAAACGATTTAATGAAGGAGCAGGATCAGAGGATGCCTATCAATGTTGAAAGGCAATCTCGTGTAACCTTCGGTGGTACAAAAAAGTAATTTTAAATATCATCGATAATTAAACCCGTACTGGAGGCCCTTCGGGGCAGGTACATTAAGGAGAAAAAACAACTATGGCTAATAGAGACACAGCTGGTTTCGGACTTAGAGCAGCCATGAGAGTAGGGAATACACCTGCTATCAGTGGTCAATCGAAGTACGCAATCAAATCAGGCTTAGGCGTTGGAATCTTTAAGAATAATCCTGTATCTAGACAACACACTGGAGACGAGGGTTATATTCAAGATATTAGCTTTGCAACAACTGACGATGGCGTATCGAGCGCTGGAGGAACATCTTACGATAACTCCGCATCGAACGTAGCAAAAATCATTGGTGTATTTAATGGAGCGTTTTTTATAAATAGTTCTACATTAAAACCAACTTTTGCAAACTCAGTTGCAGCGAGCACTACGTTTGGGGCTGATCCTAACACAGGTAGCAGCGATGGTATTGGTTTTGTTAACGACGATCCTATGCAAGAGTATATTGTAAAATCGGATGCGGCAGTTGCACAAACTAAAATCGGTGATGCCTTTAACATTAAAAACTTCACTGCAAGTGATGCTAAAAATGGACAATCAACAGCTTTTCTAGCTGTTGACGGTGTAACAGGCGCAAACACAAAAATGTTTCGTGTCGTTAGATCGGCTGAAGATCCTGACAATGAGGATTTAACAGCAGCAAATTGTAACATTATCGTAGCATACAATGCAGCGTCGAATGTATATCTAAGCTAATAGAAATAGGAGTATATAAATTATGGCAATATCACGATCACAACTAGTTAAAGAACTAGAGCCAGGTTTGAATGCACTATTTGGCCTGGAATACAAAAGGTATGAAAATCAGCATGCTGAGATTTATACTAGCGAAACTTCTGACAGAGCTTTCGAAGAGGAAGTAATGTTATCAGGTTTCGGAAACGCACAAATCAAGCAAGAAGGTGCTGGAGTATCATTTGATGATGCACAGGAAACCTACACAGCTCGATACTCACATGAGACCGTAGCTTTAGCATTTGCTATCACAGAAGAAGCTATCGAAGATAACCTCTACGATAGATTAGCTTCTAGATACACAAAAGCTTTAGCAAGATCTATGAGTAATGCAAAACAAGTAAAATCTGTTGAGCCTTTAATCAACGGTTTACCATCAACTGCAACTTTCAAGTCAGGTGATGGTGTTGCTTTGTTTAGCACAGCTCACCCTACGATAGCAGGTACTTTTAAAAATACTCTGACTACGCAGGCGGATCTTAACGAAACGTCATTAGAGCAGTCAATGATTGACATCGCTAAAATGACTGACGAAAGAGGTCTTAGAATTGCAGCAAGAGGATTGAAAATGATCATTCCTTCTGAGCTTCAGTTTACAGCTGAGAGATTGATGAAATCTCAAGGTAGAATC